TCTGTTAGAGAGAAAGCATGGCGAGACTTAACAAACCAAACGCAATCCTCAAGAAAACCAACTCAAGAAGAGTAAGGGAAGATGAACCCGAACCGATGAAGGGAGAAGTCGAGCCGACCTTTGAACTTAACGCATATGCGAAGGAAGCATTTGATCGTATCTGCAAAACGATGGATGAGATGGGGACTTTATCGCCTAGCTTTGCGGACGCTATCACGGCAACGGCATCAGCAATCGGCAGGATGATCTTAGCTGAAAAGGATTTGAACGAGCGCGGCCATATCTCATTTGCGGAACGTGGCGAGGTTAAGAACCAGAGTTTCACAGTCTATTCCACGTCTCAAACCTTAGCACAAAAAGGACTTGTCAGCTTAGGTCTTACCCCTACCTCACTAGCAAAGGTTGCAGGATCGAAAAAAGAAGAGGAAAGCCCGTTTGCTGAGTTCGCATCCTAACAGGAATGCCGCCGAAAGATTACATTTCGATACTGAACGATTACGTCAAAGGCGTAATATCTGGTAAAATCCCAGCTTGCCGATGGGTAAAACTAGCTTGCGAACGGCACAAACGCGACCTTGCATCGTCAATATCCAAGGAATTTCCCTACCGATTTGACGAGGAAAAAGCATCCAAGGCTTGCCGATTCATCGAATTACTACCCCACGTCAAAGGCAAGTGGGCATTATCAGCCAACGGCAAGCCTCAACTCATCGAGCTTCAACCGTGGCAAGTCTTTATTGTTGCGTCAATTTTCGGCTGGGTGAAAAAATCTAACGGCAAGCGCAGATTCCACAAGGCGCGTATTTACGTCCCACGCAAAAACGGCAAGTCAATACTTGGCGCGGGCATCGGGCTTTACATGGCCTTTGCGGATGGCGAGGTAGGGTCAGAAGTTTACTCAGGCGCAACTAGCGAAAAACAAGCATGGGAGGTATTCAGCCCAGCACGTCAGATGTGCTTGAAGCGAGAGGAATTATCCAAGGTGTTAGGAGTTTCGGTTAATGCTCAGTCGCTCGTAAAAGAAAAAGACAACTCAAAATTCCTGCCAATCATCGGGAAACCTGGAGATGGCAGCTCGCCACATTGCGCGATCATTGACGAGTATCATGAACATAAGACCAGCGAGCTAATCGACACGATGGAAACAGGGATGGGCGCAAGGGATCAGCCCTTGTCGCTCGTGATTTCCACCGCTGGCTCTAACATCTCCAGCCCGTGCCGAGAGGATTGGAAAGCGTGCGAGCGAATACTTGAGAACACGGGCGGCTTTGAAGATGATACAACATTTTGTATCATATACGCCATTGACGTAGCGGACAGATGGGATTCGGAAGAGGCGTTAATAAAAGCAAACCCGAACTGGGGAATCTCGATTAACTCTGAAAGGATGCTGGCAGAATTGAAAGTTGCGCAGCAAACCGCAAGAAAACAGGGCGCGTTTAAGACGAAATACCTCAATCTATGGGTGGCGGCAAAGGAAGGATTCTTCAATATCACCGAATGGGACGCGCTGAAACGTGATATTAAGCGCGAGGATTACAAAGAATACCCATCATACTTAGCTGGCGACCTTTCATCGAAGCACGACCTAACAGTTTTGATGCAGCTTTTCTGCCTACCAGACAACAAGTTTGCAGTCTTTGGCTCGTATTGGATCACCGAGGCGGCACTAGATCGACCAGAAAACCAGCATTATCGCAACTGGCATATCCAAGAACGGCTTAAAATAGCGGGCGAAGATGTGATTGACTTGGAAGAATGGAAGTCAGAAGCCGTCGAACTGTGCGCGAAATACCAAGTAGAAGAAATGCCATCCGACCCGAACAGAGCTTGGGGAATGTTTTCAATGTTAGAGCGTGAGGGAGTGCCGGTAGTTGAATACAAAAACACCGTGCTAACAATGTCTGAACCAATGAAGCAGCTCGACGCTTTGATTCGTTCGGGCGCAATTATTCACGATGGAGATCCGATCTTAGCATGGGCAATCGCTAACACATGCGGAAAATACGATGCAAAGGACAATGTATACCCCCGAAAAGAGAACGAATCTAACAAAATTGACCCAGTAGTAAGCCTTATTTTTGCCATCGGTAGGTCAATGACACGAGATAATTCAACATATCAGTTCTTTGCTTTCTAACAAACTGATAGAAATCTAACATTTTTCTTGTCAATCTGTTAGAAAACGTCGTAAATGTGCGCGTGTCTGGTAGTTCGGTTCATAGTCAAGTCGGCATGGGTCAGCGTTTCCGCTCTTTTTTTAAGCGTGGAAATGCTGCCATGTCCGATGAGATCGAATCCAGATCACAAGTGATCGACCTAGGCGGAATGTCCAACCCTAGCCAAATGCTTATCAATGTATTAGGTGGATCGTCCAAGAGTGGCGCGCCAGTTAATGAGCATACAGCACTTGGAGTATCAGCCGTCTATGCTTGCGTATCTCTACTCTCTGACATGGTAGCAAAATTACCCGTCGAACTCTTTCAAAAAACGCCAGATGGTCCGAAAGAAATCAAAGACAACCCCGGACAAATTGCGCTGGCAACCGTGCCGAGCGGATTACATACAAGCTTTGAACTTCGTCAGTTAATGATGACAGGAAAGGGCTTAGGCGGAAACGGTTACGCCCGTGTATTTCGTGATATTTATGGCGGCGTGGTTTCAATCGAATGGCTTAAACCCTGCGATGTAACGCCGAAGATGTGGCGCAGGACTAACGGACAATGCGAGGTTGTTTACAAGGTTGAGGGAGTGAATGAGCTTCTAACAACTTACGACATTATCCACATTAAGGAACTTTCGCGGGATGGAATAACAGGAGTCTCACCAATTACTCTTCTTCGTGAATCCATCGGAACGGCAATTAGCCAAACCGAAGCGGCTGGCAGCCTGATGAAAAACGGCACTCAGTTTCCGGGCTATCTCACAACGACTAGCACTCTTAAACCAGATCAACTAGAAGATGCGCGCAGAGAGTTTAACGCTAAATACTCAGGTTCAGCCAAAGCTGGCAGCATTCCAGTATTAAACGGAATGTTTGATTTCAAAGCAACAAACGGAATGAGTATGTCAGATGCTCAGTTCATCGAAAGCCGCCGTTTCGAGCTTCAAGAAATTGCTCGTCATTATCGAATTCCGCCTTTCTTGATTGGAGACAGCACGGCATCGACCACTTGGGGAACAGGCATCGAGCAACAAACCCTTGGTTTCCTCAACTTCTCTTTAGACCCACACCTCAAAGCATTTGAGGAAGCATTGAACCGCACACTTCTAACAACTGAGGAAGTTAGAAACGGTTATTATTTCCGCTTTGACCGAGACGAATTGGCAGGAGTGAGCCGCAACGATACCGCGCAATACTTCCAGACCATGCGAAACATCGGCGTTTATTCCGTAAATGACATCCGCGCAAAGTTAGATGAGCCAAAGATTTCCAAAGAAGATGGCGGCGATGACTACGGAAAACCCTTAAACGCCAACGCTGGGGCATCAACCGCGCCAGCAGAAAATCCAAAAGAAGAGCCAGCGACAGTTTAATAATATGGCAAACGAAATTTCCAAAACAATCAGACTACAAGCCAGCAAAAACGGCGGATCAGTAAGCTATCAGTCAACCGCATCAGAGACGATGACAGGAGATGACATGATTACAAGCATCCAGTCGATTGCTACCACAGCAGAAACCGTCAACTTCGGGGAAATCACAGGCGCGCCAGGACTCGTAATCATCAAGAACCTAGACGCAACAAACTTCGTGGAGTTCGGCGGTGATTCAGGTCTAACAGTTTTCAAACTTAAATTACTAGCAGGGCAAGACATGCTTATCCGCCCACAGTCAGCAACCCTATACGCACAGGCTAATACCGCAGCCGTGAAAATCCAAGTAACCGCAACAGAAGCATAAGATTATGGAAAAAGAACGCAGATTCCTAACAGGAAACATCGAAATTAGAGCCAAGGAAGATGGCCAACCATCGCGCACGATTCGCGGTTATGCTGCGGTTTTCGACATGGAGTCAGATAAGTTAGCGGCAAAAGACAATGTATTCGTCGAGAGAATCAGTCGAAACGCTTTCGATAACGCTGACAAATCGGACATTGTATGTCTCTTTAACCACGATTCAAACTATATCCTTGGCCGCAGTAAAAACGGCGAGGGCAGCATGAAAACGGGCATTGACGAGCGCGGCTTGTGGTATGAGTTAGATTTACCTAACACCACCACAGGAAACGACCTTCTCGAAAGCCTCAAACGTGGAGACATTCAAAGCTCATCGTTCGCATTTGCCATCGAAAGAGGCGGCGATAAATGGGAAAAGGAAGAACGCAGCGGCGAATCTATCTTTGTTAGATCAATCAACAAAATCGCCAAGGTATTTGATACCAGCTTAGTCGTGAACCCAGCATATCCAGACGCAACGGTTGCGCTTAGATCGCTGGAATCCGCGGAAGAATTTCACAAGGAAGAAGATCACGAAGATCCTATCCCGACAGAAAACCACTCCATCGCACACAGGCAGCGTGCTTTGGGGTTAATCGACAAGACTGCCATTTAACAAAAATACACTACAACAAATATGAAGCTAAAATTGCTCCAAGAAACTCGTGGCGGTCTTGTCAAACAAGCTCGCGAAATCCTCGACGCAGCCGGCAAAGAAAACCGCGCCTTGACTGTGGACGAATCCAATAAACTCGACGGCATCGAAGGCGAAATCGCTGGACTTGAAAAAACCATCGAAGCAGAAGTCCGTCAAATGGCTCGTGAGTCTAAATTCCAACCAGAATTTACCAAGCAAGAGCAACGCGACATTAACAAGTTCAGCCTTGGTAAAATCGTTCGCCATCTTGATAAGGCTTATCGCGGTGGATTCACCAACGCCCTCGACGGTATCGAGGCTGAGATGATTCAAGAAGGTGAGAAAGAAGCCCGTTCTGCTGGTTTGAACATCAGCGGTATCGCGATTCCTTCTCTTCTGATGAAAGAGTCTCGCGCAACCCTTAGCGTTACTGGTGGCACTACCGATCAATACGGCGGCGCACTTGTCGCAACTGGCAAAGCTCCTGTGATTGGCGATTTCTACAATTCGTCCGTCCTTGAACAAGCTGGCGCGATGGTGATGACCGGTCTTGTCGGCAACCTGGATCTTCCTCGTTACAACAAAGGCAGCGACCCAGCCAAGAAAACCGAGAACGAAGCCGCTGGTGACGTTGCCGGAACTTTCACCGACCTTAACTTGACTCCAAAACGTCTCGCAGGTTATGCCGAAATTTCCGATCAGCTTCTCAACCAAACTGACGAAAACGTGGCTCAAGTGGTTTCTGCTGAAATCACCCGCCACATGAACGCAGTTAAAGAGCGAGCATTCTTCCACGGAACTGGCACCAGTGAGCCAACCGGGATCGCTGCAACCTCCGGTATCGGTTCGGTTGTCGGTGGAACTAACGGTGCTGCACCAGACTGGAACGACATCGTTGATCTTGAAACCGAAGTTGCAATCGACAACGCCCTTGAGGGTTCTGTCCGTTATTTCTCCAACGCCAAGGTTCGCGGCAAACTCAAGAAAACCCTCAACACCGCTTCCACGGATTCGGTTAAGGTTTGGGATGTTCGCACTCCAGAGGCACCGCTCAACGGTTACGCCGCATCTATCACCAACGCAATCCGCAGCGACCTTACCAAAGGATCGTCTAACGTTGCATCGGCAATCTTCTTCGGAAATGCCGCTGACTTCGTGGTGGGTTACTGGGGCGGTATCATGCTCGAAATGACCCGCGATTCGACCGAAGCAAAAGCTGGCAAACGCACCCTGGTAGGTAATACCTACTACGATGCAGGAGTTCGCCGTGCACAGTCGTTCAGTGCCATGTTGGATGCCCTTAGCGCATGACCCTAACAACGCCTGATCGTGGCGCATGAAACCACGATCAGGCTAAACTAAGATGCCTCTTTCCGATTACATAAACCTTCATGCAGGCGAAACCGCTTGGTTATTCGGAAAGGGTCAATCTTTCTCACAGTTCGATTTCAAAAACGCTGGCAAAATAAGAGCCGCAATAAACGATGTTATACAATACGTTCCAGACTGCCTTTACGGATTCGCAAACGATGGAGTTGCGAAATGGTCGGACGTATACAAACCGCATCACACCCTTTTTCAACCTTTACGCTGCCTTCATGAGTATGACAGCACGAAACCCGAAGCAGTTAATTGCAAAGTGGTTACTTTCCACGATGATTCAGAAGATCGTCGGTTACTTTCAAGCCGCGAAGAAATGGCGGAAGTCATGGCAATCAGGCGCGGCACACTCGGCAGCGCATTGCAGATACTCCACCTCATGGGAATCAAAACTGTTCACATGGTCGGTTTCGACGGCGGAGGACACCACGCATCAGGCTATGAGTGGCGCACTCGGCTTAGACATGACCACGCAAAGGACTATGACGCAATCAAGTTCGCAGCAATCGACGCAGCGAGAATAATGGGTATGACCCTAAAATTTCACAACCAAGAAAACGATATGACAAACGATGGCAAAGTAATGGTAAAATTTAGCAGAAACTGCTTCGTGCAGTCGATCCCCTACCGCCAAGGAGAGATTGCCAGCATTAACCCACGGGATGCTAGACAGCTAATCGTAGAGCATACCTGCGAGCTTTTTAGTTATCCAGAAAAGCAAGCAATCGCCATCGAAACCGCCGAAGCCCCACAGTTAGAAAAGGAATCGGCAATCATCAAGAAAGTTAAAAAAGGCCGTAAATAATGCGCCCGAATTACTACATCGCCACGCAACCGCAGATCGAGCCGGTATCACTTGAGGAAGTGACGCAGCACGTTCGCGTAGATTCATCCGACGATTACCAATATCTCTCGGATTTGATACCCGTGGCGCGTGAATATATCGACAGCTTGACATCTCGTAGTTCAAGCGAGACAGGCTGGCTTTTGGTCGCCGAAACTTGGCAGGATTTATTGACCGACAAGCGCGAAAACTTTGCGGAATACATCGACCCGATTTATGGACTGATTGACCGAGCCAAACCTAGAACAATCCCGCTCTATCGCTATCCGTTGTCAGCCGTGGCAAGCGTCAAATACTACCCAGCGGGCGGCGGCGCATTAACCACGATGTCAACCAATGACTATCGGGTAATCACCACGCTAGACGTAGGGGTAATTCAGCTAATTGCAGCCGAGCCAGCCCTAGCAGATCGACCAGACGCGATTCAGATTTCATTCACAGCGGGAGCATTGCCAGCCAGCGCAGTAAACCGCCACGCAATCAAGATGTTTGTTTGTCACCTTTACGACCAACGCGCACCGCTCGCATTTGGTTCAACTCCAACGGAAATCCCTTACACCTTAACCGCACTTCTAACAAATCTGAAAAGTTCAGGATATTTTTAATGATAGCAGGAAAGTTAAATCGACGCATCACAGTCCAAACCCGCACCTTTACTAGAGATGCGACAGTCGGGAAAGTGGAGTCGGGGGCAACCTTGAAGGAACTTTGGGCGGAACAACTCAACCAGCGGCAAGTCGAATCTGCTTTGGGCAATGCCTAGCGCAACGTTGAGGATGGTCA